GGGCTTCCTTGACGGTGGCAGGTTCAAGCCCGTCGCCCCCCTTGCCGTCCTCAACCTGGCGGACCCCTTTGTCGAATGCGCGGCGGGCAGCCTGGGGCGCGGTTTTGGAAACAGCCTTGAGGGCTTCGGGAGCATTTCGGAACGACCTGGTGGAAGCGGCGAAAGCGATTTCGTCGGTCACCTCGTCAACGAATCCGGCATCCTTGGCTTCGGCCGCGGAGAACCAGGTTTCGGAGTCCATCCACTTTTTGATGGTGTCGTAATCCTTGCCGGTCTTCGCGGCATAGGTGCCGACCAGGCTGTCCCGGATCTTGTCCAGGAGATCAGCAGTCTGGCGCATTTCGTCGGCCTCACCGATCGCACCGCCCCAAGGGTTGTGGATCATGAAGAACCCGTTGCCAGCGATGCGGACCGTCTTTCCAGCCAGGGCAATGATGGAGGAAATCGACGCGGCAAGTCCGTCAATCTGGACGGTGACGTCCTGTCCGCGGAGGAAATTGTAAATTGCGATGCCGTCGAACACGGAACCGCCCGGCGAGTTGATGCGGAGATTGATCCGCTTCGCACCGGTAGCCCGGACCGCGTCGATGAACGATTTCGCGTTCACGCCCCACCCCCCGATTTCGTCGTAAAGGAAGATGTCGGCCTCTTCGTTGGCCTTGGCTTGGATGTCGAACCAGGTTTTCACGCGGTTGTTGCTGCTGCGTTATTGCTCGAAAGCTCGTTGGGGTCGAGCGTCATTATCTCGGCCCGATCGACGTTGAACTCCTGGGCAAGCTGTTGTGCATAGGCAATTTCGGCCGCCTTTTGCCGCAATTGCTCGCGCCAGTCTTCGCCCGTCTCGGCGTAGATGCTTTGAAGGGTTCGCATCCCCGTCTTGAACTCAGCGACCGCGGCGGCGGAATTGCGGCCCACGTCCACGTTGATGGACCTCGGAGCCCGGAAGGTGGACCGATACCAGTCAGCGGGCGGAATACGGAGCGCGGGGTCGGTGCGGATGCCGGTCTCGATAACGTACTCGTAGACCCGGCGGAGGTGGTCAGCGATGACGGCAGACCTAGATCGGAAAAAGGCGTTGGCGATGTCGAGAACCGACCGCATCGAGGTCCCCTGCATCGACGTGGGCAAGACGATTTCCTTTGGCACCCCGATCCCGGCGCAGACCTTGGCGGTCAGGTAGTCCCAATAGCCCGAGGTGGCCGCGGACGGGCGCTCAACCTGAAACTGGTTGAATTCGTCCCCGTGTTTGAGAACGGCGACCTCCCCACCGAAGACATCCTTGTAATAGTCGGCCCGTTCGACTCCGTCGGATCCGGTGACGGTTCCGCGGATGATGTCGTCGTCGGTGACCTCGCCTTCCTTGGTCTTGATGACGTTCTGAACCTTCGAGGCAGCCTTGGCGGCTTGCATTTCAAAGATCTGGAGATCGTCCAAGTCGTGGAGGTCGTTCATCACCGGGTAAAGCGCCGGGAGGCCCCGATACTGTCCAGGGCGGCCGGGCTCGAAGACGTGGACGACGAACTGGGCTTCGACCCGCTGGAAGCTCTCTTTTCTTTTCGCGTCCTCGTTGGTGATCCAATAGGCGGTCGGTCGGCCTCGGTCGTCCACCTCGATGCCGTCGATGATCGTCCGGCCGTCCTGGGTGGGCGGGTTCTTTACTCGGTGGGATTCGACCAACTGGATCCGAGGGTTGCCGGAGTCGCCTCGGGTGAGGATGACGAAGATCTCGCCATCGACGAAAAGCGCCCGGGCGATGATGCCTTGGAGGGATCCAAACGACAGCCGGGACGACAGGTCGGCGAACCGTTGCCAGTCACGCCAGTAATTGAGAGCGGCCTCGTTCCACGTTGGGCTGGACGATGACGGGAAGAACGCGAGCCCCTGTCCTACGGTGTACTGCTCGAAAAGGTCAGCAATCCGATTTACGAACGCGTTGTTGCGCTCGAAGTACCGGGACCGACGCACCAACTCGTAGCGGCTGTAGGGGTCGATGTCGTAGGCGGCCGACTGGACCGAACCGTGGAGCGTTGAACGCTGGGTCGAATGCCGAGCCCCCTCATATCGTGCCTTGGGAGCAACGACGAACCGGGTGGCTGCCTGGAGGCGTCGGAGAAGGTTCATCGGATGAGGTTCGAGAAATCGTTTCGGAAGGACCGGATCGGCTTCAACCGGGCCATCATGTAGGCGTAGCGGGTGGCGTCGGTCACGTTCCCGGCGCTGACGGCGTCGTCATACAGGTCCAAGAGCCGGCTGTAAATCTCCGACATCTCGGTGGGGGTCACGCCTTCGCTTGCGTTGACCTGAAACGTCACCGACCGACCATTGCCCGTGGTCTGCTGGAGAACCTTGCCAGACTCGAGCGCGTGGACCGCCTCGTTGTTGAGGCTGTTGAGCTTGTCCAGCAACGTGGCCCCATGGGTCACCGTCGAATAGACGTGACGCAAGAGGCCGCGGGCGAATGCTGAGGAAACTGCCACGATTTAAGGTCCGCACGATCCGGGCCCGGACGCCACCGGGGCGTTGGCCCGTCCTTGCTCATTTGCGCCCGTGCCGGCGTTCTGCCCTTGGTTGCGGGTGCCGGGTGAGCCACGCCAGAGCCTCGGCGAGTCGCGCCCGCCCTCCTGGCATTGGAAACCCTCGGGCCTTCATGGCGTAGACGTAGGACGGAGCCCGCTTGAGCATGGCGGCCAGTTCCTTGGTGGTCAGCAGGTCAGTTTGCATCGTTCGATGAGGCGGCTGTCATGCGGAGTCGGTTGAAGAAAACCGCGGCGGCCACCTGCATGACTTCGCAGTCGGCGAGGTGATTCGGCCATTTTGACGACCTCGGCAGCCACGTCCACGTCGTTCGGCCGGTGGCGCTCGACAAGCGGGCGACCTTTTGCTCGCAGTCGAGGTGCCTCCAATAATCCGGGGTGGCGACCTTTTCGGCGACCTCCCACCGGGTGCTGACCTTGCCCTTGCGGAGGCGTTCGAGAATGTCCTTGGTCACGTCGGTTCCGAACTCCAAAAGCTTGAGTTCGAGACGGCCTTGGTTGCCGGCGTTGTCGCCCACCCGCGGGTCGATTCCTCGTAGGAAGAAAGGCTCGTCCACCCCGGTCTTCGGGTTGCGCCATCCCTTCCGGGGCATTCCCTTCGATGGCATCCACCCGACCCAAAGCGGCACCCGACCGGTGCGAGCCACGAACCGCCCCCACCGGAGGCATTCGGCGTAAACTGTCGGGGCATCATAGCCCGAGTCAATGACGACGTGGACGTCCCCGACCCCGTGTTCCCTCTGCTTTTCCCGAACGTCGTGCCAAGTGTCGAGGGGTCCGGCGTCAACCGCCCGGGAGGATCCGTCTTCGTTCCAAGCCCGAACCACAAACCAGAAGTGCGGGCTGGAGGCTTGGCAATCGACGGTCAGGAACTTTACGCACTTGTCCGTCAATCCCTCGGTCCCCGAAACGATGAGTTCCTCCCGTTGCCGTGGCGCGGCTTGGTTCTCCCATGGTTCGGCCAAGTTACCGTTGACGAACGACTGGAGTCCGAGCAGTGACTCCTTGGCTTCGAGGAACTGCACGGCAAGGTGGCCCCAAGTGCATTTCCGATCCGGACTGTAGAGGCTCGAAAGATGGTAGGAACGCACCCCGGGTAGCGCTCCCTTGTTCTCCGGGATCCATTGCCCATGGCGAAGTCCGGCGACCTTCTGGGCGTCGGTCATGTTGCCCTTGCAAAGTTGGCATTCGTACCGGGCGGAGGCGCGGACCCGGCCGAAGTCCCACTTTCCGTCTTCGAGTTTGGCGGTCTCGTCCCATTTGACTTGTCTCCACTCCAGTCGGATCGGCTGTTTGCAATGCGGACACGGGAGGTAGAATCGGCGCTGGTCACCACGGAGGAACCGTTGCCAGATGCGCCCGTCGGTGGTGGTCGGTGTCGATGTCAGAAACAGCTTGGACGAACTGAAGGCCTTGAGGCGCTGCTCGGCCAAGTCGAGGGCGTCGGCCTCTCGCTCGGTAGCCTGGGCGAACTTGTCCACCTCGTCGGCGACCAACACCCGGACGGGACGAGAAGCGAGGTTTGCCGGGCTGTTGGATCCCACGAACGTTAGCGTGGAACGGTCAAAGTGCTGTTCGAGGTTTGTGAGTTTGTCCCGATCCTGCGGGAAGTGCGCCACGATTGCCGGGCAATCCTCAAGCATCGGCAGCCACCGGGATTTCGAGAACGACCGGGCAAGGTTTTCGGTGGGCATCAGCCAAAGCGCCGGGCTCGGCTCGTTGTCGATGAGCCACGCAAGGCCAGCCATCAGCGTGGTCGTTTTGCTGGTCTGGGATCCCCAGCACAAAGTCATCTCGACGACCCCGGAGTCCTTCCAGCATTCCAACGGCTCTCTTGTGTAGGGGCGGACGCTGGTCGAGAACGGCCCCGGGTTCTCGGTCTGCCGGGCGGTCAGTTTGAGATTTGCCTCGGTCCACTCGACGACCGTTTGCCGCGGGGTCGGTCGGTACAGGCCGCGGCGGAACTCGAGCAAGTCACGTTGTAAGTCTGTGAGCATTAGACGTTCCCAATCGGGACGGCGACTCGGGCGTTCAGCAAGTCGGCCATGCGTTTCGGTTGCAGCGAGTATTGGATGACGTGCCGTCCCCACTTTTTTTCAATCGCCCGGCAGAACTTTGTTTCTGACTCGATGGTCCGGCTCGACACGATCCCACCCGCATTGTCCCCGTGTTCGCAGACGTAGGCGTACTTATTGAGGCGGAGAATCTTTCGCTCCTTGTTCAACACCTGGAGCGCAAAGTCGTAGTCGTCCTTCGATCCCATTCTTTCGTCGTTGAGGTATCGGTGCGCCAAGTGTCCGGTGAACGGCCCCAATACCGGAGCGGACAGCGAAAACGGCTTGAACTGTTTGTAGATGCGCCCGTCCTCGTTGAGGTTGAGACCCCACAAAACGCACCCGAACTGATGGGCGAGATTGAACCCGCGGACAATGAGGTCGTCGGCTTCCTCCGGGGTCAGCATGATCTTTTGGTCGCTCTTGCCCGTCCACCGGCCGCGCTTGTAGACGCCTTCGGTATGGCAAAGCCCGCTGACGTCGTCGTCGATCATGAGCAACGGCCGCGGGATATTTCGGAGGATCCAGTTCCGTTTTCGGGCAATGTTACCGTCGGCCGAGTCCGGGATTGCCAACACCCGGGACGCCCCGACCACGTTGGCGTAGTCTTTCGCCTGGGATTTCGGGACGCAGTATCGGGCGGACTTGAAATAATCTCGGCCGGGCAATCGGTCTGGATGCGCCCGACGAAACGACGGGATGATGACGGACACGGTGGGGTCTTTCATGCGATGCGGTTGAGCCATTCGGAGCCGCGGATGACCCGGCCGATTCCGGTGGGTTGTCCCTTTCTTGGGATGAGGTCTTTCACCTCCTTGAGTCCGAATTTTTCCTGGGCGACCTGCCAGTCCAATGGGTTGTCGAAGTACAGCACGACGTAGTTGTGGGCATGCAACAATTCCTCTGAAAACTCGACTTCCGGGGCGGGCTCCTCCGGGTCGGTGTCTTCGATGGTGTCCCCCATGATTTCGGCGAGTTCCTCCGGGCTGAACCCGGTCAAGCTCATGTCGAACCCGACCGCCTCAAGGCCTTTCAATTCCGCGGCGAGGATGTCCATGTTCCACCCCGCATTGAGCGCCAACTTGTTGTCGGCCAGACAATAGGCCCGGACTTGGTCTTCGGTGAGGTGTTCAAGTCGAATGCAAGGCACCTCCTCCAATCCAAGCGACCGGGCGGCCTCGACTCGACCGTGACCGGCCACGATGGTCCCGCGCTTGTCGATCAACACCGGGTTGGTGAAACCAAACTCCACCATGGAAGCGGCGATCTGGGCGACCTGTTCCGGCGAATGGGTTCGGGCGTTGCTGTCGTAGGCTTTCAGCTTCCCGATTGGTACGTTTTCGATGGTTGGCTTGGTCTTCATTTCCAGGGATCGGTTTGTTGGAGAGTGGCAAGGGCGACTTCTTGGACCCAGCGGTCCAGTTCCTTTTCTGCGTGTTCGGGGTCGTGAGGGGCGATGCGGCCGGCGAGTTGCTTGGGCATTGCTCGGAGCAAAGTGGCAACCGCTCCGTCGTGTTCGGTCATGGCTTTGCGGACCCAATCACCGGAAACAAGGTGCCGCTCCCGTTCGGCCAGCGCGAGAACTTCCTCCCGGGCTGCGGTCAGGTTTCGGGCGGCGAGGTTGTGGATCTGAACAAGGCGGCCGGCGTCGGGTTGCCCTGCTTTCAGCGCCCGGACGGACAACGCGTAAGCGGCTTTCTCGATGCCTTTTTGCCGTTCGTAGGAACCCGCCGGAGTGTCGGCCGAGATCAACGCGGGATCGGTGGGTGCCTGAGCCTCCGGCGGTCGGTACGGTCCCGGCTCCGCGGATGATCCCGAAGCGGATTTCGGGATGATCGGTGCGGCCGGCTTTCCCTTGGCCCCTGCGGTGGGGCGGGCGCGGGTACTCATGCCCCGCCACTTGTCGGCAGCCTCCCGGGATGCCAGTGGCATCCCCGCTTTGACCAACTGGGAGACCCGGCCCTTGGTCAGCCCGGTGGCCCTTGCGTAGTCGGCTTGGGTCATCGGAGGCTTTCGGGAAGGTTCTCGGGCTTCTCGCCCATGATTTCCCGGAGTCCCCGGGCGATGGTGGCCCGCTTCGGATCCCGCGGGTGAGCGTCTGCAGTCTGGCTCTCGGCGAACTGTTCCGGGGTCATGCTCCCGGCCCGGATCCGGCCAATGGCCCACTTGATGAGGTGGTGGCCGTAATTGAGGGAGACGTAATAGGCGGCGGTGCTGAGGGGCATG